CATTTGCTTTCCTGAATGAGAGTGGTTGTGATCTTGCCACCAGTAAAAGCATCGTACTTGCTGGCTATTTGCAAGGCTTTGGTGATGATCTTGCGGGCTTTGACATGATCGTCAACCAGTGAGCCACCAGCCAGTGCTGCGATAGCGCCCAAGGCAAAGCGTTCCCCGCTGCCTGCGGTGTAGATATTGTCAATGGTGCGTTCCCATGAGTAATCTTCGTTGAGCCTATAAACTCTACCCTTGATCACAATGATCATGATGTTGTCTTGCTCAACAGCAGACTCAGCCTTGCTAAATTCATAGCCACCATCGACAAAAGCCCTGCGTATAGCAGGGACTAATTGCCGAGTGACATACTTGTCAATATCTTTAGAGTTGATTGCAGGTGGGATAAAGTCATGCTCAAGGATGTTAATGCCCCGCACTGAACCAGCTAGCGCAAATACAATGTTAGTATTTTTAAATACTTTTCCGTTAGGAATGTTGATAGCAAAGCCATCCGAGTCAGACGATTGTGAGTCTGCTCCAATCATAACCCAGTCTGGGCCTTCGATGGCTGCAATGGTTGTCATGAAATATAGCTTATCACTTGAGTACCCAAATGCCAGGTGTACATTGGTGGAATTGCTTCAACTAATTCTCCCCAAATCATCCAATCAATTCCCATTGCTTCACGGGCTTGTTCAATTGTTTTGGCTGTATGGCCACCACCAGGAATTTCATCTCGCATTGAGCCATATACGCCTACTGGGCGACCTTGTTCCTTGTGCTTGCAAACAGTGCCAACCAATTTAACATTGCTTTCAAATAGCCTGTGCCTGCGCACTTTTAAATTAAAGGATGACCCGCAGCATTGAACTGGGTCAATCAACGGCGCTCCTGGAACATTTTCAATAACATATGGTTTGCCGCTATTGGCAAGCGCTTCCCTTGTTTGCGGAATAAGATCAACTTTATCCGTGCCCTTGCCTTGAGCGTTGCGCAAATGCTTGGTTGCGCTATGAGTTTGGCATGGCGGAGATGCTGCTATCGCATCAAATTTTGCTAAAAAATTTTTATCCGACATTATGTCAAGAGCGTCTGCATGAATAAATTCATAGGGATAACGCTTTTGCTTTTTAATATCAACACCTACTACATCAAAACCAGCGATGTGATAACCCACGCTCCCCCCCCCCCGCTTTGCAAAAAAGGTCAAGCAACTTTGGCTTTGTCATGCGGCAATTCTATCATAGAACCACTGCGCACCGTGGTACATGAACAGATCGTTCACATCCTCGTTGCCTGGCAGACCCACCACGATGGCAGCTGGCAGGTCTTCTTTAATCCGCTTGGCTAGTTCTTGGCCTGGGTTACGACCATCTTCCTTCACGTCGTTATCCGCAAAGATTAGGACCTTGTTATACGGTTCAAAAAGTTTCGGAAAGTGCGCTTTCCACTGGCTAACACCAGCCACGCCCACGCTAGGAATACCAACACAACCAGATAAAATGATCGTATCAATCTCGCCTTCGCAGATGGCAATTGTGTCCGATTCTTTGTGTAAATCTTTGACATTAAATAACCCTATCTTCTGCCCAGTAGGCCATAAATACTTTGGCGTGCCATCATCTAATCTGCGGAACTTTATTCCAACCACTCCAGAAGGAGTGCAATAAGGAATACTAAGCATACCCACAGCATGCTCATGCCCAACACTAGGCTCCACGACGCTTCCAAGAAGGTAAGTACTTGCCACTTGCGGGCTTATGCCGCGATCCTGTAGGTAGGACTGAGCCTGGGGACTTATGTTGTCCGCGTAGCGTTTTGCTGCTTCCGTTAGCAAGGCTTTCTGCTCTGCGTTTAACATCTTTAAACTCCTTAATATTCTCTTTGCGAGATACTAGGTCATATACATCACCTAGCAACTGACAAACTAGACAGTTATATACCTGCTTGTCGAGGTTATAAGCTGCGCTTGCGTGGCTATCATCATGCACTACACACTTGCAAGCAACCCAACCATAACGCTCTTGGACATGTAATCCGTATGCTTCAAGCACCGCGCCAAGATCGGGTTTGCTAGTCATGAATGTTTGCCCACTGATCTAATGTCTGGATAACCCAAGCATCTTCAATGCCTGCGCTGCGACGCTTAACAATGACATATGATGGTGGCACTGTGTCAAGGTTGCGTGCCTTTGCGTAATTCTGCGCTTCGACTACAGCCTCACGCCAAAATTGTGGAAGATCGAGCTTGGTTCTAGCCTTTAGCTCTAAGACATAGGGCTTGCCCGCGACGATTAAGACTAAATCCCCCTCGTCATTAGCCCCCGCAAGGGCAAGCCTTTCTGTCATTGCCTTGGGTAGTCTTCCCCTTAACCACCCAAGAACATCTGTTTCGAACTTAGAACCTTTACGTTTGCCATAACTACTCATCGTCATCCTCATCACTCCAACTTGTAGTCGGCGTTTGTTTGTAGTTCCAGATCGACATTCGTGACGCGTCAGTCCATAATGATACATATTGTCTACCACTAGCACTGTTCTTTGCAAACCGATTCTTTACGGCGGCGATTCTAAATTCGCCAGTCCAAGGAAGTAAAGCAACGGTAATAATCATTTCAGGCAATTGACTGATCTTGCCCTGGATGGATTTACGACTAGGCGGCATATCTGGCTGACCTTCACCTTCACTGGTGTGGTGTAGCAAGAATACTGCTGCATCAGTCTCTCTAGCTATATGGTGCATGGCTTTGGCAATTTCACGAAGACCAGACCATTCGTTTTCATGCATAGACACTACGTTCATAGCGTTATCAACAATAAGCAAATGAGGGTATTCGCCGTATGCTTCAGCATAGGCCTGTATAGATAAATCAATTTCATCAAGAGTGGGGGATGGAGCAAAGTCAAATTGAAGATGTTTAATGCCTGCCAGTTGTTGGGCGTAGAATGCTGCGCCTTCTTCGGTAGCAAATCCTTCTTCAACAGTAGATACTCTATGGCCACTAATCATGGCAGCAGCTCTTATCGCAGTCGTATAAGCGTCAGTATCAGCACTGATATACAGCGTTGGTACTTGCATATGAACAGCAAAGTGCAGACCTAGCAATGACTTACCAGCATTGGGTGCGCCAGCAATCATTGTTAGTTGACCACGCCTGAACCTAATCCCCTCATTTTGTAATGTGGGGAATAGGTCGGGCAGAATTGCATGGTCATAACTTGACTTTACTGCTGCCTGAGACAGCGATAGCATCTATTTATGCAGACTGTGCTTTACATTGGGTAGCGCGGTCATTACTTGGGCACGCGTAGAAAGCGTTGTAAGGCTTGCCTGTTGACTTAGATACGCCAGCTGGCTTAAGAACCATTGGTCCATGTAGACATGCTGGTGCAGATCCTGCTGGTGCGCTAGCAGCTGGTGCTGCCTTTGCAGCCCATACTGGCTCATCAACTACAGTTGCGCCAAGTGACTTGACTGCATATGCAATGTTTGCATTGTTCTCAAGCACGCCACCTGTTGAAAGGATGAGTTGTGCTAGATCGCTGAGAGATTGAAGTTGACCTTCAAGCTCGTGCGCGGTTGCTGCATATAGGTTGATCAAGTTGCCATTGGACAACTTAAAGTTCACTTGGAACTTTGTCTCTTCTGGTGCTGCCATTTTTTCTCCTTTGTTTGTATGTTTGTTATGTAAACTTATTTGATTTGCGCTAATGGGTCAACGGTATGGGCAAGGTTACCACCATATGCATAGCAATAATCCTTAACGCCACACGAACCGCACATCATATTTAAATTGGGTAAAAAAATTTCGGCCTGAATACCCCGCTCAAACTGAGCAAAAAGCTCGGTAAGGACAGGTATGGTCCACAGTTCTAGACCTGGGCTTGGTTCAAGCATCGCATCACGAGCCTTGTAATACGCCCCATGCTGGGGACGAATACCATACTGCATTTCGATACAGGATGCATACACACCCAGCTGCATGGCAGAGTCTGGAGTGTACGCGCCAGTCTTTAGATCTACTACAGTCAGCGACCCATCCTTATTGATGAGTACCAAGTCGGCGTATGCCTTAATGCGCACATCGCCAAAGTGTAGATCAAAGCCTAATTCAATACCTGGCTTGCCATCTGGAGCAGTCCAGACTTTCCAGTTGTTGTTCTTAAAAGATGTAACGAAGTTCTCGAACATCTTAAGGCCGTTCTCATCCCACCAAGCCTTGTTTTCTTTATCAGGGTTGGCTTTGGATGCACGTCCGCCCACACGCCAATCCACTGGGTTTGTGCCAGTACGTTGTTCGACTACACCAATCTCGGAAAGGAACGCATGGTCCCAAATCTCTTTAAGATTCATCGACTTTCTTTCCTATCACTATCTCTTGCGCTCTTTTCAGGCCAACGATAGTGGCTGGATTTGTCTCTGTCAATATCTCTTTGGCAATCAAATCGCCAAGCGCCTTGCGCATGAGAATTTCTGTCTCAACAAAAGCCTTTTCAAAGGCCGCGCGACTGATTACCTTAGCTCGCTT